AGGACCTACATCATCCTTTGCAATAGTTTTGCAGGCATTAGAAAATTCAAATGCCATTGTCTCTTCTTCAAACCACCCTAAATCACCGCCTTTATCTTTGCTTGGACAAGCACTATTTTCACGAGCCGCCTGCTCAAACGAAATTTTACCATTTCGTATTTCCTCGACCATCTCTTGTGCTTGGGTCATTGCCATTGCAATTCCTCTACTATGTGTAGATGGAGTCGCATCTCTATGACTTAGTAAAATATGTGATGCTCTCATTTTCATAACTTAATCTCCTCTGCCTGGGTTAGAACTAAAATGTTCCATCTTTCCTTTTACACCTTCCCAGTCACTTACGTCAGCTGGAACGTCTTCGTCTCGTTTTTCTGTAATGTTTGGCCACATATTAGAATACTTCTCATTTAATTGTAACCATGTGTTATCAGTATCATGGTTGTCTGAAATTATTGCATCTACTGGACATTCTGGTTCACATACACCGCAATCAATACATTCATCAGGATTAATAACTAGCATATTTTCGCCTTCATAAAAACAGTCTACTGGGCATACTTCAACGCAATCCATGTGCTTACATTTGATACAGTCATCATTTACTAGGTACGTCATTTTCCTTATCACTCTTCTGTTGTTCAACCAAGTAACCGACAGATAATTGGTCAATTTTACTTTTTGCATTTGTTAGCGATTCTATCAAATGTAACGTAAGACCAAGCATACTTGCTCCATCTCCTCGTAAGCCAGTCCAAAACATTCTATAGTCATCGGGGTTCTTTTCTCTTGGAAAATTATCCGCTTCCATTATAAGTGCTCTAAACTTATTTACAATATCTTGTTGTCGTTCCTCTGTATAAAGGTTCATGCTGTTTGTGCCTCCAGTATCCATGTGGTTAAGATGTACTTATTTGTACTTCCGATTGGTGGATTACCCCTATGAGTGTGAGACCAATCAGCTGGCCACATTAGTAGTCTATTTTTCTTTGGTGCAAATCTTTTATTTTGATATAAGAATTCTGTTTCACCTGCTTCGTCAATATCATTTAAATACATTTGTGCTACAACCCTTCTACCGTTGTTAGTATCACCAGTTTCGTGATGCCACTCATGAAAGCCGCCGCCTGGCTTAATACGTTTCATTTTTAGTCCGTCAGCCTCCATACGTGTATTTTTTAATATACTAAATTTACTTGTGTATATAGGCCAGATAGTTTCCCATAATATTTTGTAAAACTCTTGTAAAAATACTCCACGAACCTGATGTATTATATGCTGTTCTATAAACTGGACTTCATCCATATCTCGTTCATGTGCTGGAACAAAGTCTTTAGTAGATTGTATAAAGCCTGTTTTATTTAGATCTTCAAAATATTTTATAACATCTGTTATATGATTTTCAGGAAGGACATTATCAAAAATGCCTATAAACCCGTCGAACGAATGTGTAATATTGTTATCCATTTAAATTGTTTAGTTTAATCATTGTCGCGGCTAAGTTAATTTCTGGATCAACGACCAATGTATGATCAACTAATCCTTGTTTAATAATGATAACCGCTTTGTCTTGTTTATCTTCATCACCAAACATTTCTATATTATCGTACATCCAACGATATACATCTTCCATTTCTTCTGCTTTTGCAGATCCACAAACTAGTTTTCTAGCTTCGGTTATTTTTCCTGCTTTAAATAATCGAACCATATCTAATTTCCAATCAGCATCGCCTTTATCCATTTCGTTTGCGGCTAACAGAGTACCATCGGAACTATTCATTTGCACCATATTAATACATTTACGTAAGTCAGGATATGTAGCTTTTACATACGTATCAAGTGTGTCTAAGTCTGGCGTAACACCTTCTGTAATAAGAATTTCAGCTACACGAGCCGTAAACTCTGTTTGGTCTATCCGAGCAATATGAAACCCTTGACACCGACTATGCAAAGCAGGAATAACCCGATTAGGGTAATTACAAGTAAGAATAAATCTTGAAGTGGTGTGATATTCTTCCATAACTCCACGTAATGCCGCTTGAGCATTTGGACTAAGATAATCAGCCTCATCAAGTAATACAACTTTAAAATCCCCAAATGGTATCATCTGTACAAAGTTTACAATTTTATCACGAACGTCTTCTACACTATTTGTTCTACTTGCATTAATTTCAAGGATATCTAAATCATTAAGATCAAGCTCGTTAAACAATAACTTTGCAAGTGTTGTTTTACCTATACCTGCGTTACCACTAAACAATAAGTGCGGAATTGTTTTTTCTTTAATCCAATTCTTAACTTGTTTTTTTTGATGCTCATCCCGAAAGACATATCCGTCTATAGTTTTCGGTCTATACTTCTCTACCCAAAGTTCTTTCATTTTGACTCCATCTATACCAGTTTGGTTTCTGTTGTATTCTTGATTGTATTCGCTCTCTTATAATTAATAAATCTCTGTCATTTGGGATCCAATCGTGAAATAATTCATCGGGCCATTGTTCTCTTTTAAATTTACGTAATGGATCAGGATTCATTCCTCTATTTTTCATTTCTTCAACAAGATCTAAATATCTATTATATAGGTATTTGCCTTTATTGTAAAAGAACTTTACATGTCCCTTATTAAGAGTAAACTCTTTTGGCAACGAATTTTTAGTCTTACACCAATTAGGAGATTTTAATGATCGTTGTAATGACGAGCCAACCATAAAAATTTCTCTATATTCAGCAACAAGATGTTGATCAGCTAATTCACTAATAGGTACTAAATTAATTCTAGTCACGTTTTGTAGTCCCCTCTTGTCCTGCGGCCACCAAAATTATAAAAATATATAACAATGGCCAAGCCCAGCCTATTAAATGACCTGTAATATGTAGAATCATTAATGTAATGCCTGTAGCACCAACGGTACCAATGCTCATACGTTGTACTGGTAATTTCACATACTCTCCTTATTTAAACCATTGCATATAAATTAGATATGGTACTAATATTGGCCAAACTATATGTTCAACAATTTCATATAGTACAGCAAGGGTTAATAATATAGCCCAAAATTTTGAAGTTCTAGCTTTTCTTGAAAGAGTTTCAAATATTTTAGAGTGCCATAATCCTATTTTTGTTATTATTGCGTTCATTGTTCTCCTTATTTTAAGTATATTATAGACTAAAATGTAGGAGATGTCAAGTATTATTTTTGAAGGGGTAATCCATTAAAGATAAATCCAATTGTAGCTCGTGGGCTTATGTCTTTGGGTGGTAAACCTTTGTGAGGGTAACTACTTGGAAATACTACACATCGTCCTTTTTTCCAATCAACAGCATGAACACATTCACCGTCACGTTCTGACCAAAATTCCATACCAGTATCACCTTGTAAAAAGTATACCATAGTGTGTGAGGGAATCCATCCGGGCGTGGTCATTTGAACTGAATCCTCAGGAGCATCAGTATGTAGTCCGCCATAATGTTCTTCTGTAGTTAAATTAATTTGTACTTGATTTAACTGTAAATCGTCTTGAATGTTTTTAAAAAGTTTTACTTTTTTGTGATGAACTACAGTCCAAAGTGCTTTAAGTTCCCAAGGCATATCAGCTAAAAAATTTGTATGATCAATAGTAGCACCGTGTTGTACATCTCGTGTCCATTGTTCACTAAAGGTATTATAACCTTCATCATACCCTAATCCTCGATGTCCGAATCTTAAAGGCATGTGAGGTATTACAGCTTCAATTTGATCTGCCAACCAATCCGGTACTAACTCATCAAGCACTATAATGTTAGCTTTATCTATCATAACCATCCCATCATCATTTTTGTTTCTTCAGACACACTATCCATAGTGAACGGTGGGTCAAATGTGGTAATCACTTCCACGTTGAGAACTTCAGGTACATATCCTGCTTTCGTTATATCCGCAACCATTTGATCTGCAAATGGACAAAACGCACTAGTCAATGTATGAGTAATCTCTACCCATTGGTCCTCTACATTAATCTTGATATCGTATATTAGTCCTAGATCGTATACGTTAATACCTTCCATCTCTGGATCATATACTTCTCTTAGATTAGCGATTATAAGGGCTTTATCTATCATTCCATGTCTACGGTTGTGCCGCCCCATTCAGGTTGTGCGCCCCAGTTATCTATATTATCTTGATTAAAAATAGAATGAATAATTCTGTGTTGTTTTGCAAATGGTGTAGCTTCGCCACTAAAAATAAACCCCATAGTTACACGTGGGCTTACATCTTTTACTGGTAATCCTTGGTGTATAAATTTACTAGGAAATATTACCATACGTCCATCTTTCCAATCAACTGTATGACACTTAAACGAATCCATCTCACCTGAATGATTAGCAAAGTCATCGTCATACCAAGTTCCGTCTTTTGTTCGTAAGCTCTTATTTTTATATGCTAGTTCTCTTGTTTTTTCTATTTCAGCATGTACTTCTGCTTCTGTAACTCTACCTTGAGTTACTCCATGCGATAGTTCTGCTATTTTAGGATTTAAATGTTCAGGATTGTTAGACCAAAAATCCATACCAGTGTCACCTTGTAACATATAGACCATTGTATATGCAGGTGCGTCTTCTTGAATATCAACGTGTAACCCACCGGCATGTTTTTTAGTTGTTAAATTTATTTGTATTTGATTTAATTGAATATTCCCGACAGATGAAGAAATCCTTTTTCTATTTTCGTTTAGTACTTTCCATATTGCTGTTAATTCCCAAGGAGCTTCATCTAAGTCTTTATTAGCATCAGAATCACCCCATTGATCACTCCAAAATTGATATCCTTGATACGGACCAAGACCTTTATGGCCAAATCCTAATGCAAGATGTGGAATAGTTTTTACTGCTTCTTTGTGCAACCAACTTGGAACAATATCGTCTAAGACAATGATGTCTTGAGCTATGTTATAAGTCTCCGGTTTTCCTATTTTGTGAGTGATAGACGTCAAATGATCCTCCTGGGTACCTATCTTTTAATTTCTTAACATTCTCTGCAACTACATCATTAGGATCAAGGCCAAGACTCCT